TCAATGGCTTCATCGAAGGGCTGAACGCGGCCCTCGCCCTCCTGCCCGACTGGGCCACGGGCGAGGGTGGACTGAAAATCGGCACGCTGGAGGCGGTGGATCTTGGCGGGATTACCAATCCCTTCGAGGGCGCAGCATCCGCCGCGGGCACGGCAGCAGCTGATGCTTTCCGTGCTGCCATGGGCACCACCTATATCGACGCCCCAGACCTCTTTGGGGGCATGGCTGATGCTGCGCGATCGCGTGCGGCAGGGTTTGGCGAGGCGGCCGGTATGTTGTCGGAAGCGGCGGCGCGCCCGATGACAGCTTGGGAAGCGCTCAGGGCGGCGATGACCGGTGCGGGTACCGAGGGCGAAGACGCGCTGAACGGCGCGGCCGCGGCGGCTGGTGCGCTCTCAGACGGGTTTGAAGACGCTGGCCGATCAGCAGGAGGGGCCGGTGGCGCCGCAAAGGCCGCGGCCGAAGAGGCTGCAACCGGCTGGGCGCAAGTCACGAAATCCCTCGCCGATTATGCCAAGGGCGCGATGGACTGGGGCAAAGGGTTCGGCGAGACGCTCACCTCGGCCTTCTACTCTGCGGAAAACGCCTTTCGGCAGTTTGTGACCACCGGCAAGTTTGACTTCAAATCGCTGGTCTCCTCGATCCTCGCCGATCTTGCGACACTGGCCTTCCGCAACGCGGTCTTGGGTCCGCTGGCCTCTGCGCTCTCGGGTGTCTTCGGCGGAGGCTCTTTGACCGCTGCAGTCTCCCATGCGGGTGGCATGGTCGGGCTGTCCGGCCATCGCCGAGACTTACCCGCACTTGCTTTTGCCGCGGCGCCGCGCCTGCATTCCGGCGGTTGGGCAGGCCTGAGGCCGGATGAAGTCCCCACCATCTTGCAACGCGGCGAGCGGGTTTTAAACCGACGAGAGGCGGCAGATTATGGACGCGGGTCCCAAACCGGAGCCGGGGTCAGCATCCACATCGATGCGCGCGGCGCGCAGATGGGCGTGGCTGAGCAGATTGATGCGCGCCTTCGTGCGGCCATTCCGGAGATTGCGCGTATTGCCAAAGAAAGCGTCGCAGATGGGCGACGCCGGGGCCAGGTGATCTGAGATGGCCATTCCTGTCTTGCCCCTGACGCTCGTGTCCTCGCTCGAGCGGCGGCTTGTCACCTCGGTGGCCGAGGCCCGCTCGCCATTCACCGGCACCTCGCAGATCCAAGACTGGGGCGCGTCGTGGTGGGAATACCAGATCGAGATGGCGGTAACCCAAGGGGCCAAGGCCCGTCGTCTTTCCGCCTTCTTCGCCGCGCTTGGTGGCCTCCGGGGCCGGTTCCTCTTTCCCGATCCCTCGATCGAAGTGCCGATAGCGGCGGGCAATCCGTATGTCACCGAGGCGCAGGTGGCGGGAGCAGCCACTTTGCGCACGGCAGGCTGGGGGCTTGGTCTGGGTGCGGGGGATTTCTTCCAGCTCGGATCGGACGCCACCGCTCGGCTTTACCAAGTAACCGCAGATGTCACGCCATTCGGAAGTGAAGCGGTGATCAGCTTTGTGCCACCGCTCAGGGCCTCGGTCCAAGTCGGCACGCTGCTTGGGCTTGATGCCCCGTCCGTCCTTTTGCGCCTGACGGCACCGGTCCCCGCGATCATCGGCCGGGCGGACCAGCACCGCTTCACGATCTCTGCGCGGGAGGCGCTCTGATGAGCCGCGATCTCACCGTCGCCTTTACCTCTGCACTGGCGGATCAAACCCTTCGGCCGGTCATCTTCTTCGAGGGCCAATTCGCGTCGGGCTGGGTGCGGCTCTGGTCGGGGCTTGGCGAGATCACTTGGAACGGCAAAGCATGGTCGGGCGCGGGGACGCTCCTGGGGCTGGGGTCGATCGAAGAAACCGGAGAGGTTGTGGCGGGCGGCACAGCCATATCCCTTTCGGGCGTGCCACTCGATCTGGTGCAGATGGCGATCGCGGAAGCGCGCCAGGGGCTGCCGGGACGAGTCTGGCTTGGCCTACGCGGTGAAAACGGCAGTGTTATTGCCGATCCTGTTCAGGCTTTCTCGGGTCGGCTTGATGTTCCTGAAATCAAGGATGATGCCGAGAGCTGCACGATCACGATCAGCTATGAAAGCCGTCTGATCGATCTGACCGTAACGCGCGCCTGGCGCTACACCCATGAAAGCCAGCAGGTCCTCTTCCCCGGCGATCTCGGGTTCGAATATGTCACCGCGATCCAGGACCGCGAAATCACCTGGGGACGCAGATAATGCGGCCCCGCATTGACCACTGGGAACGCCTTCTGGCCGCAGCCATCGATACGGCCCGCGTTCGGCCCTTTATCTGGGGCCTGCATGATTGCCCGACCTTCGCATTCGAGACGCGCATGATCCTGACCGGCGGTGAGGATGTCGCAGCCCTCTGGCGCGGGCGCTACACCACGGCCCTTGGCGGCCAAAGGGTCATGCGTCGTCTGGGCTGGGCTTCGCTCGAGGAAATGGGACGGGCGCTTCTGGGCGAGCCTCGCCCGGCCGCTCTCCTTGCTGGGCGCGGGGATGTTGTGCTCGCCGATAGCGGCCTCGGATTTGGCATATGTACCGGGGCCAGCGCCGTCGGCATGGTGCCCGCGGGCCTCGTGACCGTGCCGCTGACCTCTTGCCGGCTTGCCTGGCCCATCTGACTTAGGAACCACCCCATGCCCTTCATCGTAACAGCCGTCACCGCGATCGCGGGGGCTATCGGTGGTGTGCTGGCCGCGGGCGGGATTGGGGCTGCGCTGATCCGGATCGGGGGCACGCTCCTTTTGTCCTACGCGGCCCAGGCGCTTATGCCAAAGCCGCAGATGACGCTGCAGGCGCGCACCGTGACCGTGCGCGAGCCAGTAATGCCCCGCGAGATTGTCTATGGCCGCGCGCGCAAGGGTGGCGTCATTGTCTTTCTGAACGCCTCGGGGAACAGGGACCAATTCCTCGATCTGGTGATTGTGTTGGCCGCGCATAGCGTCAAATCGATCGGCGCCGTCTATTTCGAAGGCGAGATGGCGTTAAATGCTGCCGGCGAGGCACAAGGGCGCTGGGCTGGCAAGGTCACCGTGGAAAAGCGCCTCGGCACAGCCAATCAGAGTGCTTTAAGCGCGCTGAAGGCCGCACTGGCTGACAAATGGTCTGAGAACCACCGCCTGCGGGGCTGCGCGGCCATCCATTTGCGGCTCACCTATGATCAGGATGCCTTTCCGGGCGGGATCCCCAACATCACGGTCGACCTCGAGGGTAAGAATGACATCTTTGACCCGCGCACGGAGAGTTTCGGCTATTCGGAGAACCCGGCGCTGTGCCTTGCGGATTACATGGCCCATCCGGAGTTCGGGATCCGCGCAGCAATCGGGGCAGCCGATGGCATCGACCGCATGAGCATGGTTGAGGCCGCGAATATCTGCGACGAGGTGGTGTCCAAGGTCGGGGGTGGGTCCGAGCCGCGCTATGCCTGCAATGGCGTGATCTCGCTCTCAGAAGCACCGAAGGTCATCATCGAGGGGATGCTCTCGGCCTTTGCCGGGCGATGCGCCTTCTCGGGTGGCATCTGGCGCATTCATGCGGGCGCGTGGCGTCCACCGACTGTGGCGCTGACCGCTGACTATGTGCGCGAAGGTGGTCTTACGCTCGCCACGCGGGTCAGCCGATCGCAAAACTTTAACGGGGTTCGGGGTCAGTTCGTCAGTCCGGAGAATGACTGGCAGCCCGATGACTTTCCGGCCTATGCGAGCGACGTCTATTTGGCCGAAGATGGGGGCGAGCGGGTCTGGCGCGACATCTCCCTGCCCTTCACGATCTCAGCCTCGATAGCGCAGCGGCTGGCCAAGATTGAGCTCGAGCGCGCGCGTCGACAGATGACGGTACGCCTTTCCGGCAAGCTCTCGGCTTGGGCTGCGACCGTGGGCGATGTGGTGACGCTCTCCTACGCCCGCTGGGGCTTTGCTGCCAAACCTTTTGAGGTTCATGGGCTGAGCCTCGATCTGACGGCCACCGGTGACGGGGCGCTGCTGCTGCCCGAACTGGTCCTGCGCGAGACATCACCCTTGGTGTATGACTGGGCAGCTTCAGAGGCGCGCATCTATGCGGCAGCGCCCCGTACAAGCCTGCCCTCCCCGCGGGATATCCCAGCACCGGGCGCACCGCAGGTCACTGAGGAGATTTATGTCACGCGCGATGGTGGCGGGCTCAA